TGTCAATGATACAACTTCTGTGTTCTAAAAGAGCTTCTTGGTGAACAGGACTAGGTTCGACACATAAACCTTTCCATCCAGCCTTTTCTAATGCATAGGTATTGCTTTCATCTTTTCCATTGTGAGCGCCAATATCTACAAAATAGCCATTCTTTCCAAATATATAGTAGGCATATAGGTCTTGACCGTGAGAAGATCTTATTGGGTGGCCTTCTATGAATCTTTCTATTTGCTGATTCATTTTTTGCTTTCTTCGCCTGTGTCTGCCAATCTTCCACCGCCATCTCCGTAGGTGGCGATTTTGTCAATTTTTCCAAAACTCTCAACAACCTTTACTATGCCCCTATGTTTTATCTGGTCACGGATGTATTGGCAAACACTTTTTTCAGCGCCTTCCTTATAAGGCTGGCTAAATTTGCAAAGTTTTTGACATTTCCAGTGACTATTTTCATTGGAAAGTAATTTTGGTTGCTGAATATCTCTTATCTGTTCAAACTTTTGCCTAAGTATATCTTCGGCTTTTTGGTAGTCATCCTCGTCAAAAACCATCGAGAATAATCCGCCGCTATTGATGTAATAAATACTAACCGAGAACTCTCGTTCTGGGTACATATTTTTCAGAGCGTAGTAGTATAGCAAAAGCTGAGTGTCTTTTTGCAACTTTTCGTGAGTTTTTTCTTCTCCCGTAGCCCAATTTATTCTTTTGCCGGTTTTGTAATCCAGAATTTCGTAATATTCGTCGTCATGTTTTAAGATGAGGTCAACGGTTCCTTTGATTGATAGATAACCCTCTATGGTCTGATCTTCAAACTCGTACTTGTACTTTGCCCAAGGTTTCTTAATCTCAATGTCAAAGAAAAGCTCTGTTGCAAAAACTTCTTGGTTTCTTGGATCTAAAGCTCCGCCTTGATAAGCTACAGCTTTTTCTGCCCAACGAAGACATTGCCTTTTTTCTTTCTCCCCAAGGTTAACTTCTGGAAAAGCATTTGTGTAATACTCAAAAGCTATATCATTAAGAAGCTCAAGATCGTCGCATTCTTCTAGAGTTAGATTCCTTCCAGTCTCTTCATCTTCTACAATATCTAAACCTTTGTTCATAGCGACTTTTTTGTCGCCAAGCGTTTGCATAACTTTATGGGTAATAGTACCCATCAAAGCTTTTGCATTTGTCTTGTCTTTGAAAGAGAGATTGTATTGCAAAAAGTATTTTTGCTGACAAAATTCTAAAGTTCCAAGACTACTGCTCCTGTGGTAACAGACTATCATCTAGTGATTCCAATTCTGATATAGGCAGATTGTACATGTCTGCGTGAGCTACGAAGTTATTTGAAGGATCAAGCTCACCTTTTGGTACAAACCTAGCTTCGGCAAAATAATCTTCAGGTTCCATTTGTCCTAATATTTCTATATTTCTAATTCCGTAGTATCTAGCAACGCCATTCTCATCTTTTCTGTAATCATCAAAATGTATGTTTACAAAAATATAAAGTTCAGGTCTTTGATGCACACTGGTTTTGGCTATCGAGACTTCGTAAAAGCCACGGTCATTTCCATCATCATCAATGCACGAAACAGTCCTTCTTTTAGTTTTTACTTCTACTTTTCGTTCGTCTCTAGTGGTGATATCAAAATTATATTTTCCAGAGCCTTCGTCACAACTAGTTATTTCAGCTCCAATATAAGACGCAACAGCTTCTTCTCCTAAGTAACCGGCAGCATTGCCGCCACCCCTAAGTATTGAATTTTTTATTTTGCCTAGTTTTTTGGCTTTATTCTGGGCGTTAGTCACCATTCTATCATCCCAGTCTATTCTTATGATTTTGTTGTCAGCCATCCCCATCCTTTCATTACTTCCATGAGAGCCATGTTAGTTTGATCAATATTCATATCAGCGTTATGAATAACATAATCAAACTCGTCGTATCCATCCAAAGCTGTTTCGCTATCGTGTTCATCTTCGTGAGGCTTTCTAGTAAGTCTAATAACTTTGCCGCCAGCCTTCTGAATAGACTCTACCTCGTTTGGAAACCTAACATCGGGAACAATCGCTAATTGTGTTCCGCTAGATAGGATTCTATTTATGCAAGCGCTAGTCCAAATATCAGGCTTGATGCCTCTACAAACGTCTGTACCGAAGTGTTGCAAAAATTCTCTTGCTGTCATGAAGCCACTAGCATTTATTATATTCGGCATGTTCTCCCACTTTATATTAATGGGGGTATTCTTATCTTCGTCTGTTCCGTAGCATTGCTCTTCTGTTAATCCAAACAGTTGTATTGCGATTGACTTCAAAGGATCTGCAAAGCTAAACGATCTAACAAAAGGCCATATGTTTCTAGAGGCGTACTCTAAAAACTCTTCGTCTTGACGATTTACATCTAGCATACCAAGACCTTCGATCTCTTGACCATTTTCATCAATTTCAGTTGCATTTACGAATAAGTTTCCTTTTTCATCCATTAGAAACTTTTCAAACACATCATTGAATCTAAGTTGGTATCCATGCAAGAAAGTTGCACAGGTACTTTTCCCACTTTGTTTAGCTCCAGAAAATCCAATTATATTAGTCATTAGTATAGCCTTTAAGTTGTGGTTTCAAATGCTCGTTTATTTCTTCAATAGACATCTCGCCAACATCGTTAGCAGGTATATCTATATCTATAATATTAAACAAGTTGCTGCATTTTTTCCTAATTTTTTCTTTGGCATTTTGTCCAGCCCCATCGCTATCAGTCAAAACAACCAAATTTAAAATGTTCATATTTTTTAGTAGCTCAATTTGTACGTCAGATAAACTAGCACCAAACATTCCAACTACATTTTTTATTCCAGACTCCCAAAGTCTCCAAACATCTCCTTGACCTTCAACTAATATGGCAGTACCACATGATTTTATAAAGTCTTTGGATTTGTTTAGAGCATAAAGCCATATGTTTTTTGAAAAACCTTTACTGTTTTTCCATTTCATATTGCTGTTTTCTATCATTGACCTACCAACACATCCAACAAGCACCTCGTGTTCTTCATCGTAAACCGGAACGACAACCCTATTACTCATTGGTTTACCAGCATCTAAACAAACGCCAACATCAAATTCATTTAAAACTTCTTCAGTAAAACCACGCCTCAAATAATAGTTAGGAGGCATGTGAAGCCTACCTCTAACTTTGTCTCTAGTATTATTTTTACTAGTGACTTTGACTTCTTCTCTTTTGTTTAATCCAAACTCTAGAGCAGAAGGACCATCTTTGAAAGTTACATTTTTAGCTTCTTCAAGAACTCTACTTCCATTAATTCCAAAAAAGTTAGTACAGAATTCAATTACTTCATGAAACTTGACAATAGAATCTTGATCAATTTCTCCAGATTCTCTAGCATCTCTCGTAAGTAAGGCTCTGACAAGGCCAATAGGGGTATTGATAAATTCAGACATACAGGTTTCTCCATAACTTTCAGACCAGCATTTCCATCTTCCATAGTATGGATGATCAGGTTCTAAGTTAATGGAAAACCCCATAGGGTTGTTACCTCTATGAATTGGACATGGGCATGAGCCAAGACCCACCTCCATTCTAGTCCCAAAGTGTTCAAGCACTCGGTATATATTGTTGATAATTAAATCATCATACACCTTGAGTTGTTTAGATCGTTCTTGTTTATCTTTGGACAAACTGAAGCTCATCAAAGTTTCTTTCATCAAAATGGTTTTTCAGGATCAATATCTTCTTCTATCTTGAACTCTTCTTGTTTGTCATCGAGTTCGTTATCGAAGCCTTCTTTTTCTTTTTTATTTGCAAGTATGTATTCTGATTTGGTGAAGCCTTCGTCAATTCTTCCAAATTCACCATTAAGGTGCATGTTAATGTAATCAAAGTCGTCAGAGAGTCCACCGCCGTGTCTAGCAATCAAAGGCACTAGTTTACGATTTCCGCTTTCGCCACCGTCTTCGGCTATTTCCTCCTCAGATTTTTTCTTAAAGATCGTTAGACTGCTACAAAACCATGAAAGTCTATCTGATCCACTAATAACATCTTCAGATTCACGAGTAATTCCATCTCTATTAAGTTGAACGAAAGACAAGCAAGGAACTTTTTCTTTAATTGTAAAGTTTACGAGCTGCTGCATTTGATAACCCAAAGCTTGAAACTCTTTCATGTCGTTCATTTGAGACGCACTGGTCAACTTCAAGTAGTCATAAATAATTAAACATGGGTTGCTAATTCCATTCTCATCGTACCCAACTTCTTTCTTAATCCATCGTCTCATTATGGATAATGTCTCATCAAAGCTAGTTCCTGCAATAGTGACATACTTGTAAGGAATTTCTTTTAGTTTTTCTACACCTTGTTTTACACGCTCCTGCAAACCACTTGATTTTCCAAATTGACCTGTAGAAATATCATTTATAGTAACATCGGTCATGCTTGCTAATAGACGGTGAATGTGATCTTCTCTAGACATTTCAGTGTCAAGCATTAGAACTGGTATTCCAAGAGTGCCAGCCACATGTAAAGCTACACTATCAGCAAACAAGCTTTTACCAGCCTTTGCTCTAGCAGCTATAAGGTCTACATTACCTCTTCTAAGTCCACCGCCGATGGACTTGTCGAATCTAGAAAACCCAGTGCTAATACCCATCATCTCTTGTGGGTTATCTATTAATGATTGAATATATTCGTCAATATCTTGACCAATGTCTTCTG